AACCCTCTAAGTTGTTGGCGCAGGGTGAAGATTCCAATAGCCATATTAGAAAGTAATTGAGCCTGATGAAACCCATACATACACACGGTATGGGCCAGAAATGTATGTGTTTGCGCCGACTACCGTGGGTGCCGGGGCTAGATACGCTGGGTAACGAATGATGACAATGCCAGAACCACCAGCACCCCCGAAGGTTCCAGCGGTAGCGCCACCATCACCACCCCCGCCGCCGCCTGTATTTGCAACACCACTTGTTGGCAATGGGTCATTTGCTGATGTGATTGGCCCACTTCCATTGCCGCCTCCACCGCCACCCCCAATCGCACCAGAATTTGCTAGATTATTTGACCCGCCACCGCCACCGCCAGCATAAAAAACGTTTGCTCCGCTAATGCTAGAGCAAAACCCCGTGCCGCCTATTTGTGGCCCCGGAACAATGTGATTTCCACCAGAAACTCCAGCCGAACCAGCGCCCCCACCGCCGCCACCAATACCATTGCCACCCGCACCGTTGCCACCGTTATTACCTTGCCCAGCTACCGCCGTGCCTCCGGCACGTCCAGAATGCGCTCCACCGCCCCCAGAACCACCCGCTCCTCCAACGGTGTTTAGTCCACCACCAGACCCACCACCAATTGCAGTAATTACTGCGGAGGAAGAACTAAGTATTGAATTGCCACCTTGGACACCGCTTGTGTTGGATGCTCCTGCACCGCCAGACCCACCAGCACCAATAGTTACTGTGATAGCTGAACCAACAACTACGGGGTAGCCAGTGGCAGTTAAAAGCCCACCTGCGCCACCTCCACCTGCACAGTTTCCGCCACCTCCACCCCCACCAGCAACTACCAAATACTCAATGGTAGTTACGGGCGTACTCAGCCCGTCAACGGTATCGGAGAGAATCCCACCCGTGTAGCGAATGGACATGATTAACTGGAGCTAATGCTTTCGTAGCTGACTACGAAGGTCAGATTATTGGCAAAGGATGAAGTGATTGAGATTGACGTACCTTCCATCAGGTAAAAGGAGGTGGACTTATCCGTTACAACCAACGAAGCATTCGGCGGAACCGAAATGGTGCTGGCAATCGGATAAGCCGTACCCCCCGCAGGAGCATTACCTTGAGGCTGTGCTCCGTTGGTGTAGATACTTACCGTTGCGTCCCTTGCTACCGTTGTTACATTGGTGACTACAATGTTTTCTACTTTGTAGACCAGCCCGCTTGATGCAGTGTTGGCAAGCAAAACAACCGCTGATGTACCGGACGGGGTGAGATACGTCGTCGTGCCATAAATGGCCGTGACGTTAACAATATTTGGATTTGCCATCTGAGTTCCTTAACTAAATACGATGGCAACGGCAATCGCCTTGCCTGTTGATGCGCCCGTGCCGGTCAGCGTACCTGAAGACAGTGTAAGTGCCCCTGCTACCGCGATCTCTTCCGCTACGCCCGTGCCAGTAGGAGTGACCGTTCCGCCTGACGACCAAGCAGTGTAAGACGTAGTGTTCAGAGCCGAACCCTGAAACGTCACCGTGAACGTCGTGGATAGCGGCGTCGTATTAACAACGTAGGTATTCCCGTTCAACTGGGTCATACCCACCACGCCCGTGATGGTGATTAACTGACCGACACTCAGATTGTGCGCTGCGGAAGTTGTGAACACTCCCGGATTGGCTTGAGTCACCCCAGACAGGCTAGAGGTCGTCGCGCCAATTGCCGTCGTCCTCCCAAACAACTTGGGAGAACCAATCGCCAGAACGTGGTCAGAGTTCCAGTTTGACGGCTGAACAAGGGACGAATCCGTCCCGTCCAGTTTGCCGCTGGTAAACCCGTGTTTAAGGGAGATAGCCATTATGCAATCCGGATAATCGCAGTCGAAGACGTTGCGGCTGGGAACTGGATCGTGAAGTTAGATGCACTCGACGATTTGTCTGAGCCAAAGTCTAACACCGCTACAGCTTTGTTTTGCGTGCTTTCGTAGATCAGAGCACCACGAGCCGTGATTGTCGCACTGGTCCAAGTCGTATCGGCAAAGCTAATGAACGATGTCGTCCCGCCAGAAGTTGGGATTTGCGAAATCGTCAGCGTGTTTCCGCCAGCCGTGTAGCCCGCACCGGTAACTTCTTGAGCCGTTGAGTACGATGTGGTCGCTGCATCTAGCGTAGCGGTGGATTGATACAACGCGATCTTGTACACCCTAGTTGTACCAGTATTAAAGTTCTGTGTGCCGCTCAAGATGTCTACCTTGAACGATGTGCACATTGCCTGCGTGATAGCCATGAAAAAGCTCCTAAATTAAATAACTTGCACGCGGGTCTGACCGCTGCGGTACGCATCTTGACGGTCTTTTCCGTCACCCAACTGTTTAAGCAGCGTCAGAGCATTGTCATACATGCCCTTATAGACCGCTATCAATTCCTGTTCGCCCTTCATAAACCGAATAGCCTCAACCAGCGCACCGTTAAGCAGAGCGGAATCAAAATTATCTCCGAGCCACGTGGTCCCCGCAGTCACGATGGACTCTGGGTAGTAGTAATAGTGCAATTCTACGTTATATGCCACATCCGGGGTAGGGCCGAGAATGAAGGTTAATTCAGTTGGCAACGAGGACTGGGGGCCAAAAATAGCGTAGTGAGCGGGAGTGCCGTAATCAGTTGGATTTGGGTACGCCTCACGGATGAAGTTCACGTCTTTATTTAGCAAGAACGTGTAAGCCCCATTCGTAGGAAAAATTGCCATCGAATAGACGGACAAAAAGTCATTTGGTGCAGATACATATTTGTTGTACTGCGTAGCCGTCCCGGTCACGTTCTTGCGTAGGTTGGGCAGTTGGACCGTGTTATAGATCTTCTGCTCAGCCTGCTGGATGAACATATTCACATCTCTCGTCAGGAAAGTATTTTCCGTGATGTCAGATATGTTCGTGACCAGATCGGCGTAGTTCATGCCATTGGGCCTCGGGCCATCTTGCCTTTAGTAGCGGCACCAGTTCCCCGCACTTTAATGCCGGAGGTCTTCGGTGGAGGGCACTCGCTGCTGGAGACGCTACCAACGCTGACGCACAAGTCATCAAGGCTCATCGAGCGGGCTTTTTTGCCGTAGCCGCTGTTGCTTAGATCAACACCCTTCTTGCCTGACATATCGTGCGGTGCGGCGTAGGTCGAAGCAGGTCCGACTTCTTTGCCACCTTTTTTCATACTGAAGCCGCCCATCACCGTCCCCGTGCGCCAGAGCGCTGGTTCATGGCGCGGGACATATTACGCCCCTGTTTCATGCGGTCATCCGTGGTTGGGCCCCCGGCTTTCATGCCTTTGGCTCCCTTGTGCATCCGCTTCTCGTGACCACGGATTTCCGTGTCCGCGATAGCTTTAACTTCTTTCTTGTCCATCATGGACTCCTATGTCGTCGTAACCGTTACTGTACCAATTTGACCAGCAGCCACCAAGTAATTTGGGGTTAGCTCCGCATCAAAACCCCTAGAGCCGCCAACCGGATTCCATCCCCACTGAATAACTCGACTACCTTCTGACGGATACCCAAGTGTGTTTATTCCAGACTGGTAGTAACTAAGATCTTTCCGTGGTTCCCTAAGTGCCTGAGGATCGTCAATCGGGTACATACCCAACTGCAACTGTGGCTGATCAGGGGTCCAGCACTGAGGGCAGACCTTGATGTTGACTAACTTCGTCTTGACTACTAGCTTCTTGAGATCCTTTAACTTGTACCGGAATCCGCACATGTCGCATTCGGCAATAGCTATCTTGCCAGAGGCGAACCGATTACCCATTAGCTGCTACCGATAAAATACTGTCTCGGCACAAACCGATCCGATGCTTTTTCGCGGTCTTCAGCCGAAGCTAACTGCCACTGATACTCATATTCGGTCTTCAGCATGTCGAGCCGCTGTGCGCCTTCTGGAATCTTCATGGCTACATAATAAGCCAGTCCTGCGGTAAGGCAGGGTAAGAAACGGAAGTTCACGTCAGCCGTATTTACACCCGTGTTAATGTTGTCCATCCGACGCAACCGCCAGTAGACAAATGTGTAATAGGGACTCCCGCTTGCGCCCTGATCTGGAATAGGCCAGACGGTGATTGTAGGGACAGCTTGTTTGCGATCAATGTAGACTTGGATCGGACGCGCTTGGCTAAGTTTGTTTGGGATAGTTGCGTACGTTGAGACGCTGATCCGGGTAATGGTCAGGTCCGCCTGAGTAGCGGTATTTCCTGCCCCAGTACGAATAACGTGTTCCATCAGGTCTACCGTGTCAGCCGGTAGATCGTACGTCGCCGTACCTTGAACCATGGGGATCGAGCCTTGCTCAATCGTCCACATATTGATACCACGGTTGGCCCACTCGGCCATCATGATGTTAGTACTGCGCCGCGCCGTCCGAAGGTCATAACCGGTACGCATCTCACGCCCTGCACGTTCAAACGCTTCTTCAGCGAGTTCCGTGAAGTTCATGTCAAAGTTGGCGACCCCGGAGACTGTCATTATCTAAACCTAGCTGTTTTCTTGGCTATTGACTTGGGCTGCGCTACAAACTGTTTTCCTGCCGCTTTACCTGCACGTTTGGCTTTGGTAGTTGCGGCATACTCGGACGGACTCAAACTCTTAATTGCATCTTCTGGCAAGTACCGCTCACCGGTCTTGCTTGACGGCTTACCACTCTTGGTGCGCCACTTCTGGTCGCCCCAGTCTTTGAGAGACTGCTGTGGAGGCTTCAATCCTTATACCCCCCGCCAGCCGCTTTGTACTTCTTAGCGACAAGCTGAGCTTTACGGGCTGACCACTGGCCCGCCCCAGTACCGTGTGTTGCCGCAGCCTTCACTTGGGAGACAATCCGCTTACGAAGACTGGGCTTTGTGTAGTTGCCCGCTTCGTTGACGTGCCCGCCTTCAGCGTACATGGCTACCTGATTCGGATCATCCTTGCGGGTGATCGTCTTCTTACCCGGCATTTTAGACGGGTCAATCTTACCCATCCCACGGCTGGATAGCATTAGCACATACCGCCATATTTAAGACGGGTCTTACCGCGCTGAGCGCAGCCGTCAATCGAGCCGCCCTTCTTCATGCCTTTCATTTCAGCCATTTCGTGCTTGACCATCTTGGCGGGAGCACCCTTCTTTTTCATGAAGGCCACTTCTTTACCAATCATTGCGCGGGATTCAGCCATGTCACCACCTTTGGAGAATTTGCGACCCTTGTCAGCTTCTGCGTAATCTTTACCTACGGACTGAGGCACACCAGCCTTTTTAGCAAACGAAGGCGAGTGAGCAATCGCCTCCATGAAGTTATGCTGCTTTTTGCTGGTGCTAGGCATTACACCATCCTGCCTCTTGTCTTGCCACGAATGGCGCAACCATCTGCGCGACCAACCAGACCGCCTTTCTTGAAGGCTGGGATCTTGCCGCCTTTTTTGATTGGAAGTCCTTCCCGTTCGAGCACTTCATCGGTCTTTGGACCGCGTTTCTCGCCCACCGGCCTGTCAAACTTATTGTTCGTAGCTCTAAATTCCCCGCTGGCTTTGGGGCGACCGGGAGTAGCACTTCCTTTATTTGGGAAGCGCCGGTTATCCGGTGTTGAGCGTTTAGATGCTGCACGCTTAGCCGCCTCCGCTGCCACTTCGTCAGAAGCTTTTTTAGAAGCTTTGTCAGCGGCTTCTTTAGCACCCTTGCCAGCGGCTTCAAACTGTTCTTTAGCTTCACGAGCCCGACGCATTGGTTCGGTTTCCCGTAAGCCCATTTTTTCCGCAGGAGTTTGCTCTTTGGCCGGTGCGGGTTCTTTTGGTTTAGCCCGCTCAACTGCGGGGGTCCTAGGTACGGTAATCTCCGGTTTCTCTTCGGGAAATTTACCCGTTCCCTTCCCTTCAGCTCTGGGTGACTCAAGCATACGGCCTAAAGCCGCTGCACCGCGAATAGCAGGACTTACGACACGTCCAGCAGCGGTAGCACCAAGCATTGACTGCGCAAACTGTTTGGCGGGCAAGTTAGAATTGTCAATTGTTTCCCCTTTGTATGGGGTTTTGACATCCGTACCGGGGATGTCTTCTGGCCCAGCAGCTTTAGGGGCTCTAGCAGGTGCGGAAGGTTTTGTCCTATCTGCACGCGCGTTCTCAAGATTTTTGTAAGAAGTATCTTCTTTAGGAAACTTAAACCCAGATGCTCCGGTACTGATATTGATGGGTTTATCAGCGGCAGGTTTAGCAGGTTTGGTAGGTTTAAAAGTCTGGCCCCCGCTAGTGGGGCTCGCGCCGCCTTCGTAGTCGTCACGCTTTGACTCCCTCTGCGCTGGATAATCAAAGCTGGTTTGGGCGGTGTCTTTGGCCGTGTCCCGAACGGTAGGCTTTACAACCGAAGCGGTTTCCGCTGGTTTAGAAGGGGCTTCCGGTGCTTTTTCAGCTTCTTTTTTAGACTCCGGAGGCTTTCGCTCTTCAATCGGAGCAGCTTCCGGTTTCTTCAAATTGCGAGCGCGGTCGCTGAAATCCGTGTAGGAAAACGGATCGCCTTCCCCGGCCCCGAGAGCACCGCCTTCGGCGTAACGCTTAAATTTTTTGGGCTTTCTCATCCGTGCTGCTCCATAAGCCGATCAATCTTACTTTCAAGACGATCAAGGCGGTCAAAAATACGTCTAATATCTGCATCAAGTTGGGCTCGGGTCACGTACTCTTTGGGGAGTTCTTCGCGTGTTCTATTTACCAAAATCTGAATGCGCTTTAGTTCGTCAAA